CCCATGCCGCGAGCGGCGAATAGAAAGTTAAGATCGTTCCGTTTCGCATCGGTGACGATGCAGACAATACCGAGTGCCATATTGAACTCCTATCCTGTGAGTAGGGCTGTACGAATTTGCAGGTAGGTCGCGAGGGTCAAGAACTCCCGACCGATGACCATTTTCTTGATTGAGCCGCCGAATTGATTGACGGCCGTGCCGCTGTTGCTGAATGCGCCGATCCTGAAGGCGACCGAAGTCGTCGGAACCCCGGCCTGCGCTGCCTCATAGGCAACTACATTGTCGTCAAACAACCTGACGGTGCTGCCGTTGAACGAGAAGCCGACAACCAGCGTTGCGCCGCGGCGGTCGGTCGTTCCAATAATTGTTGTTTCGGCTTGCGTCCCGAGTCCAGCGACGACCTTGCCGGCGGTGTCAAACCCGAACCTGCACCGGTTCGCCGCCCCTTCGCTCGCGCCGCAGAGAGCGGCATTGAATGAAATTGTGGATGGAACCGTCACCCGCGCCACGACGAAATTCGCACCGGTGCCGGCATAATAATCGGTTAGCCAGTTGTCGTCGGAGGCATCGAACTTGGCGCCTGTCGTTTGCAGCGTCGGGCGAAGGGTGCCGCTGGACTGCAAAATCGTGTGAGCCGGCGAAGCCTTCAGGCTATCGACACGACCAATCGGATCTCCCGTCGTAACTGCCGGGGTCGTGCCGGAGGTGTCCTGCCAGAGCGTGCTTGTCCGCGTTGTGTCAATCGACAGCCCATCCGCCTGCCGCGCCATGAAGGACGACAGGGAGAACGGCCGGCCGCTCAACAGGATGAACTTCTTCGCCATCATCGGGCAAAATCCACCGAAATCGCCCCCGCCATTGCTGATTCAGAAGGCATCGACGTGTGCATCAGTCCTGGTACTGCTCAACGAGGGCTTCGACGTCGCCGGTCGTCGCAAAGTTGATGGCGCCGTCCGCCTCCCAGATCAGAAAGAGGTCGCGACCGGAGGGGAGTTGATAGCCCAGCCGCTCCAGCAATCCGCCGGGACCGATCACATCGACCGTGTACCAAGGGCTCGCGCCTTTCGGCGCCACCCAGTCGCTCGACGCAATCGCAATGGTCCGCAAAATCTTTGAGTAATCGGCGGAATTGATCGTCAGCGCGCCATTATCTGTGACCGTCGTCGAGGATGGGTTGCTGTCGAAGATGTGCAGGAAGGTCTGAACCGTTATACCGCCCGAGAGTTTGTTGCGCAGCGCCAGGCGCGCTATCAGGCCAGACCCCGCCGCATAACGAGCGAAATTGGATAGCGTGACCAAAGGTCCGATCGCGTCGCCATCGCTATAGTCGGGCGAAGCCTGGACGGTGATCGTCGGCCGCACGACCTTTGAGGGGGACGCGGTGAACCGATCCGTCGTACCGGGGGTCGTCTGATCAACCTTGAAAGTGAGGATTCCCGCGAGCGCCGACGTGACGTCGCCAACGGCAGTGACGATGGCGGCCAACCCGGTGATCACAGTTCCGAGTAGTGTCAGCAGCCCTTTCGTGAGTGCAATCAGGCTACCTGACTGCGCGGGATCTGACTGCGCAGTATCCTCCGGCGCGCCAAGCGCCGTACCCACGAGATCGACCGCATCCTTGTCTTCCGCCGAGAGTACCACCGGTCGTGATGCTGAAGCAGCAGCGCGACCTGGCGCCAACGGCTTCTCGATCGCAATTTTCGCGCCATTCGCGTCTTTGACGTCAATCGTCGCCATTTCAGATATCCTCGAATAGCGCGATTAGAGCGCTTTGGTCATGGTAGCCAAAATCGAGTCCGCCATCGGTTGCCATAAAGCCGACTGCGACACCTTTCTCGCAAAGAAGCTCGATGAACTGCTTTTTTTGGTCGGGGTTGATGATGGACCTGATATTATAAACGACACCTGTCCGCTCATTTTTGCAGACCCAGTCAGTATCGACTTGAGCTGATAATGATGAATAGCGAACCGTGATATTGTCGAAGTTCGTACCCGTGAGCCGAGCCGCTAGCACCTGCTCGCCGCCGAGCCGCGGTTTAATGTTCGCGGAGAGGATGAATTCTGGGATTGAGTCATATCCGGCCTGTGTATTGCCGTATCCATCGTCGAGCGACACGCGGCTATAAAAGCCGACACGTTCGCGCAGATCACCGGCTGAAATTGCGGCGGGTGTCATAGTTGATCGCTACGCGATCCGCTGCCAAAATTGATTTCCCGCTTCGTGGCGCTCGTATCGGATTGCGCGAGTACACTTGCGGCAGATCGATTTGTTAGTGCCATAATGCATGTTGGCGAGGCGGAGGTCATTCATACCCGGCGACGTGAAGAGTGACCAATAATCGCCCGTGATCAGGTTGCCGATCCTATGCTTCACCGAATAGTCCATGCAGCAAAGCACCACGTCGCCATTCGGCAACATGACGTTGTGGTCATAGAACGGCGTGAACGAGCAAGAGAGCGGAACATCGTGCGCAGGAGTTTCCTCAACCGGCTGGCCGTCCACCTCATCCTGATCGAGCGTCCCGGCCCGCCTGTTACCGCACCAAGGCGCCAGAGCCGCAAGATCGAGCGAGTCATGTGCGCCGCCGCCGGCGTCCATCGTCATCACGTTGACGAAGCGCAGCACGTCTTTCAGCGCCAGAAATTTGGCAAGGCGCTCATTGTAGCCGCCCGACGGCTTAAAGCCACGCATGTTACCATTGCGGTCCGGCAGATGTAGCACAAGAGCCTCAACCTGCCCGGCATATTCGGTCAACAACGCAATCACCGCGTCTTCATCTCGCATGCCGTAGAGCGTCGTGTAGACGCTGACGTTGAAGCCGGCCTCGAGCGCCAAGCGCAGCATGTCTGTCGCGCGCGGATTCGCCCATGGCTCCGACATGCCGGAGAAATCTATCCTCACATAAGGCGGCAGTTTGGCGAGCACCCGGGCGAAGTCCTCGACCGCGAGATACTTTGTCGATTTCCCGTATGCCGCCCGTAACTGATCCTGCGGGCAAAAGGTACACCGCAACGGGCAACCAACCATCGTCGTAACTTCGAGGCAGGGCACGCTACGATGCCTCCACCACGACCGTCTCGATCCAGTTGAACCGCTCACCGATAACGCGGCCATGCCCTTCAACCCCGATGAGATCGGGAATATCCGACTGCCCCGGTTCGCAGGCAATGACGCTTTCGAAGCCCGCCTGATAGGCCGTCACCAGCAGGAGGCTTTCGGTCCAAGGCGCCTTATGGCCGTGGCAGTTGAGCAGCGCGTCAATGGCAGCGCGCATGTGCTTGCCCTTTGCCCAGCGGCTGGCGAATTCGAAATACTCATCATCGGCATTCCGCCAGACCTTCTCGATCGACGGCACGGCAAACCGCGCCGTACCGCCGAGCTTGAGCACCCGGCGACATTCGCGCATGAAGGCCAGCGCCTGACCGTATTCGACATGCTCAACCACATGCTCGGCGAGGATAAAATCGGCGCTCGCATCGGAAAACGCCAGCCGCTTCGTGATGTTCACTTCGGCGTCGAAGTTGCGCCAACCGGGCAGCTTGTTCGTGCCGCAGCCGAAGTTGAGGCGAACCGCTGCGGCCTTGACGGCAGGCACCGCCGGCGCAGGCGGAACACTCGCGCGGCCGTCCGCCTCCGCCATCGCGGCATCGAAGAACCGGTCGCTCACCTCGGGCTGACCGTGGCAATGCGTGACCCAATCGAGCCGCTCGACGTTGTCGACCGTAATCTGACTCTTGTCGCCGCGCTCGGCGCGCCACGGCATGATCTTCAGATCCTTGCCGAGCATCGAGAAGATCACCTTCTCCGGCGTCGGGCCTTCCTTCCGGTTCGGCCAGTCGTAGCGCGCGATGAAGTTGCTTTCCTTGACGAAACGGCAGTCGAAAAACATTAGGCCGGTTTCGACCCAGCCTATCTCTTTGCGCTTGGTGCCTTCGACCGGGACCGAGGCGACCTTGACGCCGTCACGGCGCATGCCTTCGACGATCGGCAGCACCTTGAGGCGGAACAGCGAGTCCCCTTCGATATGGACGGCGTAGTCGTAGCCACCATCGATCGCCGCCTCGAGGCCCTTGCAGAATGCCCGGCCCCAGCCGTCTCGCCCCTTGGTATTGGGGCCGCCCGGGCCGTTGCGCGACAGGTGGCCGATGTTGTCGCCGAAGTCGAAGACCTTCACCGGCCCGTGCTTCACATCAACCGCAGGCGGGATTGGCGAGGCCGAATCGACGATCAGGAAGTCGCAGTCAGGATTGAGCCGCTTGTGAAGCGCAATCCACTGCTCTGTAAGCTGAAGCCGCTCCGGTGTATCGATATACGTCGTCGCGAAGATCAGCACGCGCGGCCGGGCCGGCTTCACCACTTCCATACGCTGCACTCCGATTTGTTCGGCGACGAAGGCGCCGACACGCGCCAGCGCCTTCGGCATGTCGATTTCCTTGCTGCATTTGCAGGTTCGCGCGTGACACTCGCACGGCGTCACGGGCTCGATCGCCAACGTCGGCGCCAGGTGCGCGCCGTCCCGGTTTGTGGTGCGGAAGCTTTCATTCGCACCGTAGACAATCACATTCGGCGTACCCACGGCCTGCGCCAACACCGGCACAAAGCCCGGATTGGCGAAGACGATCGAGGCCTCCGCGAACAGCCCTGCCAGCGTCTCGAAGTCGCACTCGCCTTTGTGAAGGCGAACATCAACGTCCGCCTCCGGCCCGATAATGCGCTCGCCGCCCGTCGTCAGATCACACACACTGACGACAAAGAACCGGTCCCGCAGGGAGCGATAAATCTCAGCATAGGCTTCCGGATTGGGGCTTCGCGCCGGACAAGCCCAAACGCTGTTTTGCACGATCGGTCGATAGACCATCAGCGGCTTGCCGGCCGGGTTGCGGCCGTCGATCATGCGCCGGGCCGAGGCCCGCCATTCATCCTTGACCGGCAGACTGAAATCCGGCCGCTCCGGCATCTCCATCCCGACCGAGGCATACATCGCGGCGAGGATCGAACCATGCGATTTGATCATCTCCGGCGTGTAGCCGATGCGCGTCTTGCTGATCGGGACGGAACGACTCTGCGCCGCGTTGCCGCGATCCTTGATCCGCGGCCTGATCCGGTCGCGCATCACGACACACAAGCCATCGGCGACAAGGTCATGGTACATCGCCGTGTAGAACGACTGCAAGGTCACTGGCTGCGCCTTCAATAGCTCGCGCAGAAGGGCGCGCTGATGCAAGTTGTCGCCAATGCCGAACATTCCGGTGACATTGAGTGCCGGCTGCATTTTTAATGCGGGAACGGTCATGCGGCGAGAAACTCTTGCAGGGTTGCTTTGCGATAATTCTTGAGTGCGGAAACCGGGCTCAAATTAGTTACTGTGACGCCGAGCGCAGCGAGATCGTCGGCAATCTCGTCGATGTTCGCGCGCCAAATTTCTGTCGTTTTCGACCGCGGATTATTCAGGCCGGGTTCGTGAGCACCGTGCCAATGAATCCCATAATCGAGCCTCATGTCAGCGCCCACCAACCCGATGACACGCGGAGGCCCCGCGTGCGCAATTAGATTGATGACTTGGAACAATGAGGTTCGACCATCTCCGATATGGTCATCGCGATCCATAACCAGACGATTGACGCCTCGCAGGCACCGCACATGTCGGATAGCCGGAAAATTGTTTCGCGCCGTCGCATCCTGGCTAACGCGCAGTCCCGTGAATTCCGGCACACCGTTGCGTTTCTTCCACCACGTTCCATCGCATGCATAGAGCATGTCGGCCCAAGGGCATAGGCGCCAACTCTCATTGATCGCGACGACGAACGACTTTCCCTTCGCCTGCTCCATCGGCACTTGCGCCGCCGAAGGCCCTGACGCCACGATGAGCACACGCGCACCGCTCAGGTCGGGACACCAATCAGGACGCATCAGGCCAGCGTTGGCACACGATCAAGACGTAGCAGACCTGAGATCGGACCGGCGGGCGGCGTCGCCTGCAAAGCCTCGATCCATTCGGATTTGTCGTCGAAGAGAGCTTGGAACGTCAGCATAATTGCGGCTTTGAAGCGGTCTGGAAGAGACTCAGGCGGCCATACCGAAGCATCGATCTTTAGAAACTCACGAACGATGTCTTCCGCCTGCGCGAGCTTGATCTCGACCTCCGGAATGCGATCGTCATCCCATTCGGCAGGCGAGCCGCCATCCGTTTGCAGATCGAGGCGGAGCGCCGCGGAGATCTCTTCGATCGTGACGACGGACATCTCTACTTGTCCTTATCCTTACCATCACGGCCGCGCTTGACGATCATGCGCCAGTTGTCGTTTTCGCCGGGCTTTCCGGGATTATCCTTGCGGGCGAGCCAGTATGATCCGCCAAACGTGACCGTATGACCGCGCCGCAGATTCATGCCGTCGCGAAAGACACCCTGATCGGTATCCGCAAGTGTTGCCTTGGCCCAGCGAATTTCCTTTGCGGAACCGCCATTACCGAACCGAACACCGAAAGTCAGATCGTCCTCGATCGACTCAATGTTGTCGAAGCCGGAACCATCCCTACCGAGCACACCACCAAGCGATTTGCTCGATCCATCCGACAGCGAAACGACTAGATCGCCTTGCTTATCGATCAGCACCCCGGTTACCCGCGGCAATTGAGCCACGGCGCGCTCGACTTCCGGAACGAGGTGGCGCGCGACTTCCGCAGGATCCGCGTCATCGCCATCCTTCGGCGCCGGCAGCGCCGCCACGGCCTTGCTGACCTCGGCCACCACCAGCGGTGCGACGTCATCGACCGTGACGCTGTCGCCCTTGTCGCCCTTTTGAAGCTGACGTGCCTCCAGAGACTCAATGCGCTTTGCGTATGCGTCGAACGACCGATCTACATAAGCCTTGAGTGCGTCAAAGCCTTGATCAAACGCTGTTTGCAGGTCCATCAGGCGGGTCCACTATGATAGGCGCCTTCGAGCTTCGCCTTGACCATCATCGCGGTTACGGATTGTTGCACCGGAGCCGGCGGTGTCGCAGCGGGCGCGGACGGCGGAATGATCGGCTGCGCATCACGGCGCGACAGCCATTCAAGACTGTGATCCTGCTCTTGCAGGTAGACGGTATCCCCGCCCTTCACTGGCGTCGCGTTGAGCCGCTTACGCTGCTCGTTGACCGTGAGTTTGCCCTTCGACTTCTCCAGGACGTCCATCTGCGTACCCGCATCCATGCGCAGCAAGCCATCAAGATCGAGCTCGGTCCCCATGGTTTCGCCGAGGCCGAGGCCTTCGTCGAGACACACCTCGATCGACTCGATATGGATTTGCAGGCACTGCGAGTAATAGCGCAGCGTCAGGCTCTGCACGTTGTTATTGGCGGGCTCGCTCTTGCCAAGCACCATGAACGGCGGAACGTGATAGACGCCGCAGATCCGCTCATCGGAATAGTTCAGTTGTTCGATGAGCTGCGAGTCTACCGCCTTGGCGCGCATCGCCTCATACTTGAGGCCGTCGCCGAGCACCGCAACCTTACCAGCCTTCGCGCCGGTGAAGTTGTCATCCCAGTAAGTCTTGAGACGCGCCGCAGTCGTGTCGGTGATTGCGCCGGGCGCCGACAGCACGCCGCCCGGCTGCGCACCATTCTGAAAGAACTTTGTGCTGTCGGCGACGATCGTGCTGCCCTGCATGGCAAGGATACCACTGGCGAAGATCGGCGACAGTCCGACGAGCGGATGAAAGAAACAGTTGAACCGATCGTGAATGATTTCGCTGGCCGGAACGACGACGCGCTCGCCAATGCCGGACAACTGATCGGCACCTAGGTCATAGAAGACCGCGCCACTCTCGGACACAAGCACGCGCACAAGCGTGGGATCGAGCACATAGAGCGCTCGCACCTTGTTGGAATTATCGCGCTCTTTGAGGACATAGGTGTTGCCCTTTTGGAGCTTCGACAGCACCCATGTCTCGAGAAACTGGATTCGGTTTTGATACCGGTTCGGCTTTCGCAAGACCGGGGAATAGGCCGGATTGGCGGTTTCCGTCCAGATGCCCTTGTCTTCGGCCATCAGCTTGATGCGCAGTTTCGAGATGTCCGACGCGATGAGCGTTCGGCAGGCAAAATCGGCGTGGTTCGACAGCACACTGTCGTATTTGACCTCGACATTCGACTGCCAAGCGCCGGGCCACATCTCACGCACGATGTTGATCCAGCCGCCTCGGTCGGCAATCGGCGACAGCGCCTTCGCCGTCGAGGGCACCAAAACATCGCCTTCCAGCGGCTGCGATTGTCGAATGCGGGGGACTAGCACCACGCCGATCAACCCCGCGACAGGAGATCAGAAGTATGTACAGTCGAGGGCGGCGGCGGGGCTGCTGCAATACGCTGGCGCAACTCGCCCTCATCCCAGCCCATGAAAGGCCGCTTGCCGAACACGCGCTCATATTCGGCGCGTGCCAAAGTGATTTCATCATGCGGCGGCACCTTGCGCGCTACCGATTTCTCGACCTGCTCTGCCGCAGTCACGCGCGCGCGACCAGCCTTCGCGAATATCCGCGCAATGCCAGGCGTCGCTTCGAACTGATCGCCAGCCTTCAGCATCCGCGTTCTGTAACTCATGCGCTTATTCGCAATCATCAACGGCATGTTTATGCCTCCAGACTAAAGACCCGGCCGCGCATCATGCGCGGCCGGGCAACAACTATATCGGCGTGCAGGTTACGAACCGGAGCCTTCGACACCCCACTCCACGTCGGTAATCAACGCAACCGCCGTGTCACGGCGGCGCTGCCAGTTGATCGTGCGCTCGGCGCGGAACGCCACGCTGTTGGTACCGAACATCGACACCATCGTGCTGGCGACAGGCGGATTGGATGCGGAGTCCTGCGTCGGACCTTCGTCATCGCCTGCACGCATTTCAAGCGAGGCTTCTGTCGACATGTCGATCGTGATGCCACCTTCGTCGCCGAGATAGATGTCGCCGGCGTTCACCAGCACCACATAGTCATCGACATATTCGGAGGTGATGACGGGCAAGCCCATGAAGGTGCCGCCGTTCATCGTGATGCCAGGGAATTCGAGATTCCCCAGATCATTGACCATCATCGACAACGCCAACGCGCGCTGCGAAGACATGATCCAGACGCCAGTCGTCAACGGATTGTCCGCTGCGATGAACTTCTGGATTGCGTTGCGAGCATCAGACCGCACATCGGCCGCCGTGGCGCCACTGGACGGGTGAGTCATGGCCGCGATATCGTCGGTGATCGACGCCGGCTCGACAGTCGAAACGCCGCTGTTGTCCGGATCGATGAACGACAGATCGATACGCTCGACAAGCGCCGCCGTGAGGTCATCGCGGATCAGCCGTTCGGCTGAAGGCGACGAGTCCCGCAACACTTCCATGGTGGCGGCCGTGATAACCGCAACCTTGAGTGGCGTCATTTCGGTGCGGCCGAATGTCTGTTTGGTGAGGGGCTTGCCCTTGCCTTCACCAACCCAGTAGGCAGTTCCCTTGCCGGTCTGACCCATCAACGGCACGCGGAACGGAACACCGCGCAAGGCGGGAATGCCACCCTGACCGAAGCGACCGACGATAGTCTGCTTGCGCAGGTATTCCGCGAAGTCGGCGAAGCCGCCTTCGTTGCCAATCAGTTCGGACGCGTTGGTGGTGCTGAGTGCCGGGGTCAAGGTGCCGGCGGCCTTGATCATCTTGACGACAGCGCCGTCGCGCTGGCCGTACAATTCTTCGGCGACGTTAACAACATCGCGGTGCATCTTGTGCGCCAACGTCATGCAGCGGACGTATCGCGCGAAGCGAATGCCCGGTTCCGGCTTATCGACCACTTCGGCCGGCGCCTTGCGGACATCGCGACCGAGCGAGCCGGACGCAGCATCCTTACCGATGATCGGCCGCGCCGACTTGCTGGCGACCAGCATGCCGTTGAGATCGTCAATTTCCTGGTCGAGTTCGCCTATCTCTTTCGCCAGAGTGCGATACTCGGTGCGGTCGGCATCTTCCAGCGACTTGATCTGGCCGTCCGGCGCCGCGTCGAAAAGTTCTTTCATGCGCTCCGCTTTGGTGGCGCGCGTGGCCTCCAAATCGCGAAGCTGCTGTTCAATCGTCTTCATGGTCCAGTTTCCTTTGTCTCGGGTGTGGATCTTCAGTCCCGAGGCGCCGGGAGACTCCGAGCGGCCAGACGCGGCCTTTTGCCAGGAGTGGGAAGTGTCGAAAGATTTGATGACCGCGATTGCGGCCGAGTTCATGTTTTTGCCGAAGCTGGTGATGATTGCTTCGGACTGCGCCGGAATGGTCACCGCGCTAAGTTCATAGACTTCGGATTCGATGAAACGAATCCCGCCTGTTCCTTCGATGAAGGCATATTCAATCGCACGGAAGCCGATTGACACAGCCCGCACTAGGCGAAGCTTTATCGATTGCCACGCCTCGTCGACGCGTTCCTTCAGCTTGCCATCGTCGGCAACGTTGGGAATCTCGGCGGTGAACGCGATGCCATCCTTGGTCGGCTTGCCGAACTCCACCAGACCGATCGGCTTCGAAGAATCGTGCTGCCACAAGAACGGCAGCGGATTCTTGAACTTCACGCCGAGAGGTTCGACCACGTCGCCAACGCGATCAACCGTCGGCGTCGTCGCGATGCCGCGGATGATGCGCTTTTCTTCGTCGACCGATTTGATCTCGAAGAATGAATAGGCGCGATGGTTCATGATGGCAGTTCCCGATTATCTTTCAGCCGAAGACCAGCATCTGATATTTTTTCTCGACCTTGGCTTCCGGATTCCAACTCATCAGGATCGCCGCTTCGCCCGTTGCAATCAGCGGATCGATTTTGCCACGACCTGACTTTTGCTTCGTAATCATGATCGCGTTGCCTTTCGGCTCGGGCCGGGCGTTGCCAACGCACCAGTCCATCAGCGCAAGGCCGGCGTGAGAGACCGTGTTGTCGCTCAACTTAAATTCGAGGCCCCACCATGCCGGCGCCAACGCCGGACCCTGAAGCAACCGCCTCAGCATGTCTTCGGTCATGCCGTTTGCGACAAGCGTTTCAATCAGGGCAGCGACGTTATTCGGATCGAGGCCGACCGCGTTCTTTTCCGGCAGCAGCCCGGATGCAAGCACCAGACCGAACAACTTGCCGACCTGATCCATCATGGCCGGCGCATCGCAGATCGTGAGTGAGCCTTCCTTTTCGAAGTCCTTCAGTTGTTCGGAGATTTCCGGGCGCTTCTTGAGCACCTTCGGATGCACCCAGGCGTGGTTCCAGATCAGCCACTTGCGCGTCTCGCGTTCGCGGCCTATGACCGCGACCCCAAGTAAATCTTCCAGACCGCCGCCGTCGCCGCCGAACGTCACCACTTCCGAACGGCGCAGCAATTCCTCGAGCGTTAACGTAGGATCTGCGGCATCTTGCCAGTAATCGGCACCTGCCCAGTTGTTGTCGCCGAAGCCAACCCCGATCTCGATATTGAGATGCTGCGAGGCCCAAATCTGTTCGGCCTCATCGTTCACTCGCCCGTTGTTCTGGTAATCCTCGATCAGACGTTGTTTGTCGATCGAGAGACCAAGGTTCGGCAACAACAGCGGCCAGTTTTTCTGATCCCGCCAGAAAGTCTGATTGCGCTGCAGATCCTGCGGAAATTCGTAGAGCAATGGCAAAAGGATCGGAGCATCGCCGCCTTTACCGTCGCGCACCGCGCGTGCCTTTTTCAGTTCCGTTTTCCATATCCCTGCCGGTGCCTCATCCGACTGGGTCGTGATCATCAGGACTTGGCCGCCCTGCTTCGTAATGCCTCCGCCTCGAATTTGCTGCATAACCGCAGCGGCTTTGGCCTTTTTGCCGAGCTCGTGCACCTCGTCGACGATCGTCAGAATCGGAATCTCACCGACGATGATGTCGGGAGCGAAAGCTTTGACGTCCAGCCGCGTTCCTGTCTTGCGGCGCTCGATCGTCTTGAGATGATCTCGCACATTGAAGATCGCCTTGAGGCGTTCATCCAGCCGGATCATTCCCTGCGCCTGGTCATAGGCGCGCTCGGAGATATTCTGCGTCGGCCCGAGCAACAGCATCTGTCGGTTCGGCGCTTCCTCCATGAACAGCGCGGTCAATCCGAGCGCGGCAGCATACGTCGTCTTCGAATTTTTCTTCGGAACCATGCAGAGCAACTCGACAACGAGTCGCCGTTTGGTCACCGGATCTTCGCTGGCAAGGAATGCGACAAGCAGATCGCGGAACCAATCGCCGCAGGCTTCCGAAAGCGGCGGATTACCAGGAACGTCCGGCAGTCTCAGCCGGTTGAAAAATGCGAGGGCCTTTGCCGCCCGCGCCGCGTTGACTGGAACGACCGCCATTGGCGGTATGCCAGCCTGTATTTTCTCCCACCAGTCCGGACACGCAAACCGAGGAAGCGGCTCGGCCTCAATGGCGAGCGGCATCCGGCGCCGTAGCCTCCTGATCTAGCTCGGCCGTCAAGTCGGCATCGGCATCGAGCGCGCGCCGTTCGTCGGCCACCTTCTTGCCGAGCCTGGCATCGGCCGCCTGCTTGTCTGCCGGCTGTGCTGCCATCGCCGCTTCGGCACCCATGCGGTCGTTATTCTGCATGAATACCATCCACAACCGCATCGCGCCGGCGTTGCCGTCCTGCACCTGTTTCCAGAGGTGCATCGCGTAAGCAGCATCCAGACGATCGCGCGCGATCGAACGTTGACGCTTGACCAGAGAAAAATAATGCTTCCGGAAAGTCGGCAGCGCGATGTCCATCGCTGAGGCGATGCGCTCGTTGCCCCAACCGAGGGCCACCAACATAGTGACTTTGTTGATGTTTTCGGCGGTGACGATGTGTTCGGGCCGGCCGCGCCGCCCCCAATTTTCCGGGATGCGGTCGTCGAAGAGGTCAAAACTCTCAGGCATCAGAA